TAATCTTATAAATCTAATAATGACTAGAAAGGGTGAAAGAGTTATGCAAGCGGATTTTGGATGTGATATTCATAGAATAATATTTGAACCAATATATGGTGAAGATATTAAAGATAGAATAATTGATTCAATTGAAGATGCGGTAGCTATGTGGATGCCATTTGTATCAATAGATAATGTAGATTTTCCATTTGATGATGCGGATATAGATAATAATAAAATAAATGTTTCTATAAAATTTTCATTAAGAATTAATCCAAATATAAAAGAAACAATAGAAATAACGATAAATCAATAATAAAAAATGGCTATCAAACCGTTAAATAAAACTTGGGGTAATAACAAAGACTTAACATACGTTGGTAAAGATTTTGCTAGCTTTAAACAAAATTTAGTAGAGTTTACAAAAACATATTTCCCAAATCAATATTCAGATTTTAATGAAGCATCTCCTGGTATGGTATTTATTGAGATGGCAGCAGCAGTTGGTGATGTTTTATCATTTTACCAAGATACTCAATTAAAAGAATCAATGTTATCCCATGCTACGGAACGTAAAAATGTAATAGCATTGGCACAATCTATGGGATATAAGCCAAAAGTAACATCGCCGGCAGTAACTACAATGACTGTGTATCAATTAGTTCCAGCTATTAGTGATACTACAAATAAATATTCACCAAATCCATTATATTTTTTAAAAATAAAAGATGGTATGGAAATAACATCAACTACAAATCCAAATATTGTTTTTAGAACAACGGATTCTGTAGATTTTTCAAATGAAACTGATAGAGAAATTGATGTATATGAAAGAAACGCAGCAACAGGAGAACCTACATTTTATTTAGTTAGTAAAAAAATAAAAGCAATTTCTGCTAAAGAAAAAGATACAACTATTACTTTTGGAGATACTATCGATTATCCATTTGCAACAATAAATGAAACAAATATAATTGGAATAACTTCGGTAGTAACGGATGGTACTAATACTAAATGGTATGAAGTTCCTTATTTAGCACAAGAGAGTGTTTTTGTTGAGCAACCAAATACGGAAGTGAATACTGGCAATTTAAGTACATCATCTTCGGTAGTACCATATATTTTAGAAGTGCAAAAAGTACCAAATAGATTTAGTGTAAAAGTAAATACAGATAATACAATGGATTTGCAATTTGGAAGTGGTGATACTACGATGAATGATGAACAAATTTTACCAAATTCAAAAAATGTAGGATTAGGATTATCAAATTCAATTAATAGATTAAATCAAGGAATCGACCCATCTAATTTTTTAAAAACAAATACATTTGGAATAGCTCCTTCTAATAAAACATTAATAGTAAAATATTTAGTAGGAGGAGGTGTAGAATCAAATGTGAATTCAGGCGATTTAACAACTATCTCTAGAATACAATTTGAAGAAGATTTATTATCTATAATAGACTTACCAACCTATTCTCAAATAAAAGGTAGTGTAGCGATTGAAAATTTAGAGCCAGCTGTTGGTGGTAGAAGTTCTGAATCAATTGAAGAAATTAGACAAAACGCATTAGCAACATTTGGTTCTCAAAATAGAGCAGTAACTAGACAGGATTATATTGTAAGAGCATTAAGTATGCCGGAAAGATATGGTAGTGTTGCAAAAGTTTATGTGAGTCCAGATGGTGAGATTGATAATAATTCTCCATCATCTATATTAGCAAGTCCTAATAATATAGCAGAATTTGTTGGTATAGTTGAATCTTTAAAAGATAAATCTAAATCCGAAATCCAAAAGGAATTGGTTAAATATTTAAAGCAAAAGAGAGGAAATTTATCAGAAATAAATAATCCATTTGCAATTAATATGTATATTTTGGGATATGATAGTGATAAAAAACTAACAAATATAAATCAAGCAGTTAAACAAAATCTTAAAACATATTTAGGCGAATATAGAATGTTAACAGACGCTGTTAATATTATGGATGGATTTGTTGTAAATATTGGGATAGATTTTGATGTAATTTGTTATCAAAATTATAATAAAAGAGAAGTTTTAGCAAATTGTTTAACCGAAATGCAAAATTATTTTGATATTGATAATTGGACATTTAATAAACCAATTAATATTTCTGAAATAGAATTAATTTTAGCAAATATAGAGGGTGTAATGAGTGTTCCATCTGTAAAAATATACAACTTATGTGCAGGTGATGGCAACTATTCGCCAAACAAATATAATATAGAACAAGCAACAACAGGAAAGATTGTCTACCCTTCCTTAGACCCTTGTATCTTCGAAGTTAAATATCCTAACAAAGACATAAAAGGGAGGGCACTATAATGCATATATTTTATACATCATCATATGACGCAAGTATATATCTTCAACAACCTGAACAAAATGCGGGTAGAGATGAGATATTGGAAGTAGGTAAACTATATTATGGTTCTACTATGGATATTGCTAGAACTTTAATAAAATTTAATGTTTCAAATTTAGAAACTGGCAGCGGATGGAAAGCTTATTTAAATCTTAAATCAGCCAATTCAGAAGAAATACCATTGGAATATACTATTTACGCAAATGCAATTTCTCAAAGTTGGACTATGGGAACTGGCACTAAATTTGATAATATAACATCAGATGGAGTTAGTTGGTATTATAAAAATGGAACTAATAAATGGATGGATTATGTGGCAATACCAAATTCATATGTGAGTGGCTCTGATACGGGTTCTATATCAAATGGAGGTGGTGGTACTTGGTACACTGCATCTATGGCATCCCAATCTTTTAGTAATGAACCGGATGACATTAGAATGGATGTTACTAATATTGTAAATTTATGGGTTAGCGGTAGTTTAAATAATAATGGATTTATAATTCACCATCATACATCTGCGTCTGTTGATTCAAATGATTATGGCGTTCTTAAATTCTTTTCAAAAGAAACTAATACAATATATCAACCAAAATTAGAAATAGTTTGGAATGATACATCTATTAATACTGGCAGTTTAGCACCAACAACGGGTTCAGCACAAGATGGATATAAAGTCGTATTAACCAATCTTAAAAATAAATATATTAAAGATAGTAAGGTAAAAATAAGAATAAAAGGTAGAGATATGTACCCATTGAAATCATTTGGTACTACATTTGAATACGACCAAACTAAATATTTACCATCTACTACTTATTATCAATTAGAAGATTATGTAACATCGGAAGTAATATACCCATTTGGAACATATACACAATTAAGTTGTGATAGTACTTCTAATTATTTTAATATGAATTTAAATACTCTTCCTGCAAATAGAGTATATAAATTAAAAATAAAAATAATAGAAGGTGGTGTATCAACTATTATTGATGATAAATTAATCTTTGAAATAGTAGAATAATGACAGGACTAGAAGCAATTGCATTAAAATTAGAAGAAAAAAGAAAATCTGATTTAGAAAACATATTATCTATATCGGGTTCACAAGCTATTGCTAAAAATGAATATGGTGTTACTTTTGTTAATGAAAATAATGTAGCATCATCTTTGGTATTTAAAGAATTAACAAAACCAAAATACGATAATGATGAGATTGTAAAAGCTATTGATTTAAATATTAAAGAACTTAAACCAAATATTCCAAAATCAAATTTAGATTTAGTTCCAAAACCTTTATATGATGAGGAAGTTGCAAATAACGAAGATTTAAGAAAGCAAGTATCGGATTTAACAACAGAAGTTAGTAATTTAAATTCAACTATAAGTGATTTAGAATCCCAAGTTCAAAGTGAAATTAATAATAGATTATCAATTGAACAATCTAACGATGCATTAGTTAATCAATTAAATACGTTAACACAAACTATTGATGATTTTGCTTTACAAATACAAAACTCACTACAAAAATCAGTAGAGGAAGGCATTCTTAGAGCATCTTTACAATCTCAAAATACAGGATTTAAAGCACAAATTCAGGCATTGATTAAACAAATTGACTCATTGAATTCCATTATTGAAGGTTTGCAATCTCAATTAGGAGCAGTTCAAAATCAACAAGCGATTGTACAAGGTACACAGGCTCAAGCTATGGCTGCTGGAGCAGATGTAATAAATGATGTAGCAATTGTTAAATTAGAACCAAAAGAAGATGCAAACGCTTTAGATTTGTGGGCTAGATTTAGTGCTAATGGTGATAACCAATGGAAAAATGGAAAAAAATTATCAATAACAAATAATGATAAACAACCAATAACAATAGCAATTACAACAACTAATCCAAAAAATAGAGAATTTTATAAAATACCAACAAAGAGCTTTACAATTGATGCAGGTCAACAAAAAGATGTAGAATTTACATTAGATTCAAATGCAGTTGGTGATTTAGATTCTCGTAAAAAAGGAGGTTGGTTTAACGGAAAATCAC